GACTGATTGATGTTCCAGTTCATGTTGGCGAGTTGAAGGGCTTCCTCGGTGGTGGGTGCTTCCTCGACGACGGTGCCGAGGCCGTGCCACGCCATCTCCTTGTGAAGAACGATGTTGTCGGTACTGGTAATTTCGTGCATTTTCAATACTCCGCGATTTGAGTGTGAATGGTAACTTGAACAACGACTTCCGCGTCGATGATATCGCTACCAGAGGTAAGGTGCTTGGGCAGTTCCCGTTCAATGGACTCGTTGATTGCGTCCTTGATTATGTCCTTTGCGTCGGACGGGAGATGTTCCCAATGAAAAACCCGACTGGTAAGAGCCGGGCCTGTGTGAATGTCTTCGCATGTAAGGTTGTCAGTGTGCATCAGGGTTTTCCTTTGGTGTTGTAGGTTCTTCAAGCCATTCCCCCGTTGCGTCAATCCAAATGACCCATGGTCGTGGGCCTTGCCAGTTAAAAGAAGCAACGGGAGGTACCTCCATGCGGTACAAGCCTTTTCGGTACTTCTCTAACTTTTCTTCTACAGTGAGTTCAGACATTTAATCCTCCTAATGGAAACCAGACTTCGTAGTTGTTTGGTTCGGTGTAACGAACGCCACCGGGTATACGTCCCGGTAGTAACGTGGCATGTTGTTGGGGGGAAAGAAGGGGACGAAGTTCTTCTTTGTGGTCGCCGGTAATGGTGAAGTCAATGAACTTCAGAGAGCCCCGAACCTGACGGAACGTCATCACGAGTGGACGATGTAGACGCTCGACAGGTCCGGGGCTTTCTCCGACATAGGCGATCAGCCAATCACCCATTACCGAGAGGGTGCCAGTCTGCCTCCAGAACCCACGAGGTGTGAGGTTCTGCCTGTCCAATGGCGGCAGTGGCAGGGCTTCTAGATCTTGCGTGATGCGTATTCTGACTGGTGCATCAAGCCCTTCCCGCTCTCGGGCACGGGAGACAGTAGCCCATACGGGTAGTTCGGTCAAGTTCATCCCCCTAGAATAGCCTTACGCCCCCCATAAAGGAGAGCGTAAGACCAAGGAGGAGAAAGAGATGAAGGCTTGGGGTCCGTGGCAACGGTATCCCCAAGCCGAAAGTGGGGGGACTAATTTAGATAATACAGTATCCCATACCCCAAAGGATACTGCAAGTTAAATCTAAGAACCCGACGCCCTACCTGCTCTGAGTAGATGCGTTGAGGACGCCGGGTTAGAGGGGGGGCTCAGTCCTCTTCGAGACGGGCGAGGACCATCTCTTCGCCGTACACCTTGCCGTTGCCCCCTTCACGGGACTTACAGCGGACCTTGAGAGGGATTTCCTCGGTACCAAGGAGTTCTTCGATCTGCTGAAGACCGGAGCCCATGGAAGCCACATCGCCAAGCACGACGGTGAGCGTCTGCTTCATCCGCTTGAGGGCGATGTCCACACGGATCTGACCACCGTCAGTCTTGAGGCCAGCCTTGCCACAGTCGGGGAAGATCATGGGTCCACCCTCGAAGGAGCGGGGGTTGTCGGGCTGGTCGTCGTCCTGAAGGAGACGGTAGATGAACTTGATGAGAGTGCCGTCATGGGTGGTGCCGTCCTTCTCCTTGAAGGGGCAGTCAACCTGCACGACGCTGGTCATCAGGCACTCGTAGTTCCCGTCTTCGGGGAACCAGTCGTTGAAGCCCTGAGAGACTTCCGTCTCGTTGAAGTCGGACTCGAAGTTATCAAAAACTGCTCGCTTAATACTCATTGCTCTGTTTCCTTATTTGCGTTAGTAAACGCGGACTCGAACGAACCCCATGGATCAACGGGATCCAGAGGGATATTGGGCATGCGGTTGGTGGTGCGGGTACGAATGATACGGGAGAAGCGTGAATCATCGAACGCCAACTTGCGGTCGTAGATGATTTGCTCGACAGGCACCTTCCGTTCGATCTGCTTCGTGCCGGATTTCACAATCTTCTTCTCCATCACGGTGGTGGAGCGTCGATCGCAGCACACGGGTGCAATCATCTCGACTGCTGGAGTCAGACGCCTGACCATGCCAGCGGAAAGATTGAGGGTGAGTTCCTCTTGCTTGGCTCCATCATCGGAGACTTGCAGGAACTCGCGGCTGAGGTGTGCGATGAACCACACTCCGTACCCTACTTGCCGGAGGTCAAACGCGAACGACAAGATCTCGTCGAAGAGTTTGTCGTAAGCGGCTGGACCATGAGCCTGATCGAATGAAGAACGATCCATCTTCTTGGCAATGTAGGGCTTGAGGAGTCGAACACATGGTGTGATGGTGTCGAGTACCACGGACTTGGGACGAGGCTCGTCTGCCTTTGCCATGTCGATGAGTTGCTGCTTCTTCTCCAGCACCTTCTCCCAAGTCAACACGATGTGTTTGTCGTCGATATCGACGGGGAGACCCTGTTCGTTTACACCGGGCCAGATGGTTGCCCGACACTCTGGTGTCACGGTGGACGAGAGGTCGAGGTTGATGATGAAGGCGTCGGGGTTGGATTGGAACAGATAGGACTTGCCTGTGTTCTGTTCTCCAACCACCATGCCGAAGAGAGCGTTGAGCGGATACTTCATCCGCTGTCCTGAGAAACCGAGTTTGGTAAAGCCCATCGGTGTTCCTTCTACTAGGGTTGTATGGTTCATGCTTGATTGAACATATCGTTACGTCTCTGATTGTTTGCGAATCTGTGGGGGGAAACGTCTTCATTATCAAAGACGATTTCTTCTTCCGAGGCATCCGCCCCGGCCACCGCCGGGGGGGTTGCGTCGGGGTAAAGTCCTTGAATCTCAATCTTCTTTACAAACTTGATGTTGAGCATGTCAAGGTATCCCTCGAACTTTGCAGCCGACATGCTGACGCCTTCTTGCTCAATGAACTTCTTGCGAAGATCTGCTTTGCTTTGAATTTCGCCACGCTCCTTGGCTACTCGTTGCAACTTGGGAAGGATGACTGCTTTTGCAATGTCTTTCTCGAATGTATCGTCACTCATTTTCGTTTCCTTTGTTTGTAGCCCGGTAGGGGCTTGTGCTTGGATTTACTTCGATCCTTTGGAGTGCCACCCATTGTGATGGCCTGTCGGGTTGCTTTGTTCTTCTTACCTTTATCGAACATGGCAGGAGAGCCGGTAAGAGATTTACTTTTCATTCCTCGAACTCCGACCCCGGTTCAGTGATTACGTCGAACTCCACCTCCTCGGGGATGGGGTCATCCCGACGACGAAGCGTGAAGCCTTCGCTCTGAATCAGCGAGGGCCAATCCCCTACAGGCGAGAGCATGAAGGGGGAGTATGTTGAGAACCTACCCATGTGGGCGACCCGATCGGACATCGGGAAGTTCTCAGGGTATGGATTGCAGAGGGCGTAGTGTTGGACAAGCCTTACACGATCACGATACCGTTTATTGATTGCGGGGTCAAGTACCAGTGACGCCTTGGTTATAGAGATATTGACGGGTGGGTCTTCTGCCCACTCGGGTCCCTTGTCTTCATAGTCCCCCCTTGCGTGGTACCAGTCGCTGCATCGAAGGAGGTAGTTGTCGAACCGTGGCTCGCCCTCGTAGATCTTGGTGTTGCGGGGTAGACCCTTGCGGGGTCCAGACTTCAGGGGTGACATGTCGATCGTGTAGTCCCTGTCCTTCATTCCGAACTCGATGCTTGGCTTTCGGATGGCAAGGTGCATCATGCCTCCGAGAGTGGCGTCCTTGGGGATCTTGAAGGCCGCTTGGATCTGCCCTGTCTTCATGAGTTCATGCACACTGAACATGTAGTGTTCGCATTGGAACTCGATGGGTACACTTGCCAACCGCATCTTGGGAGAGATGCCGGTGGTTTTCAGGTCCACAATCCAGACGGTGTTGTCTTTCTTGTTGTAGAGGAGGAGGTCTGGCTGGCAGATACACCGAATGGGTCGAGCCCTATCGTCGGTCTTGATAGACGTAACGAGTCGGTACTCGGTTCCCATTCGATGCCATTGCGGTGATAAGAGCAAGTCTTCAAACGACTGGCCGTTCAAGCAGGGAAGTTTTCGTGCTGCTTCGTACCAAGCCAAAGAGGAGAGCATGTCGCGCTCCTCGCGTTCAAGGACTTTAGATAAGCCCGTATCCACCACGCCTGTTTCATTGCAAACTTCTTTCAACTCGTCAAAGCGATCAGCAAGAGCATTGTTCATTCTATCTCTGGCGTCTTGCAATGAGCGGTGGTAGTGCTGAAAGCGGAGGTGCATCCAAGTACCTCTGTTCAACGCCTTTGTCCACTTGAACCCCGGCACTACACCCAGCCGTCTTGCCATGAAGTAGGCAAAGGGATCTGATAGGCATGTGCCAAAGTCACTAGAACGGAGTGGGGGGATTATCGAGTTTACTCCGTGTGCCTGGAGATACTCGTAGGCTTCCCGACCTAACGTCTCCGGCCAAGGATGACTGGTTGGGATCGGTGGGGGTGTGTTGTTGAAGTCCGCTTCTAAGGTCATGGATCTGCCTCATGAGTGCATGGAGATGTGTATCAAGTGCATCTACAGTTTCGGCCATGGTTTGGAGTTCAAGGCACAATGCCTCTTTGTCTCCGCGTACTGCTGCTTCCCATTGCGGGTCAAAGTTATCGTTGAACACTGACATTTCGTTTTCCATTTTTTGCTCCCATTCTTCTTGGAACTTATCCCATTGGGGGTTGTTCTTTGAGATCCACGCCATTGCTTTTTCCTTTCGATTTACCCATAAGCATTGTCATGCACTCATCAACTACAACTGGATGCCATGAAGAACTGATTGGATCGCCAATCACATAGTTTTCTTGAGCCCACTTTCTAAACTCCGCTTCTTCCTCACTACCCAATTCTTTGAAAAAGGAATAGGTCATAGCATTCTCCTTGCTGAAAAAGGATTATCGAGAGTTCTTTCCGTTACTCTCCAATTGTTTTCTCTTGCGAGTTCAATCTTTGTCTGTATGAAAGAGAACTCAACAAGTTCTTCGTTTGCTTTGTAGGTGCTGTACCAACGGCGAGTAACTTCGTCTTGCTTGAACGTCCACTTGACGGCATCTTTTCCTTCATCTGGTGCGTCAATCGTAATGACTCTCATTTATCTTCCTTGTTGTCTTCGGCTTCTTCGTCTGCCTCCTTTAACTTCTCTTCCAACTTCTGACGGCCTTCATCTTGCCAGTGAGTGTGGTTGTCGAAGTAGTCGGTAACGATGGCTTCGATATCACCGTGGAACTCTTCCGCCATGTCGGATGCGATCTCTTCTACGGCAAGATCTGTGGCGTAACTACCACCGTACTCATGTTCTTGCAACTTGTCGTAGGTCTCGGACTCGTAGTGACTGAGATGGTCTCGGACATACTCTTCCAAGGCAGAAGAGATTGAACTGATTGAACTACCACTAAGTGAAATGTACATTTGATTCTCCTGAAAGGAATGTGATGAACTCCGGCCCCCCGCGAACGCGGGGCCGGAGGTCAGCCTATCTTTAGTTTGTGGTTCTGTCAGCCGGAGATCTTGCTCTTCAGTTTGCTTACGGGGAAGACACATCCTCCGATATAACCGATGAGGCAGGTGAGTCCTGCAAACCAGATGGATCCAAGGAGACTTTCGATTGATGCGATAGTGAACATTGCATTTTCCTTATACGAGTTACGAGGTTGATGATTGTATCTGACGCTTTGATGATCCAGAGATCACACCCCGGCAGTGGGTCCTTCATCCGGGCGAATCGTTCTAGGTCTTTTAGTTCTTGTTCGCTCATATGCTTTATCGAATTCAGGGTCTGATGCGCGTTTGGCTGCGACAAGTTCCCTGACTGTCGCGGGACTGTTCTCATCCAAGACCTCACTTGCAAGACTTGCTTCTCTTCTCTTGGCACGGGGTATAAACCCCACCAGCCCTTTGATCAGAGTGCCGATTCCCGTATACCAAAGAAGCCAGCAGACTCCTAGTATACCCCCCACGATGATTCCATATTCCACAACTCTCAACCATTCAGGCATTTGATCTTCCACTGAAGGAAGCAGATGCTGGATGTCTTGGGTGTATGCAATGATGGTTTCCTGCTCTTTTATTCCCCCCACTGCTTCGCTCTTGATCACGGCCAAGTCCGGCGTTGATGCCCCCGATTCTTCTTTAATGAGGGAGAAGCGGTCCTTCGACGACGTTGCGTTTGTCGAAATCGTTGTCGAGGCCTTGGCGATTTTATTTGTGGGGGAACAGCCCCAAAATGCAGAAAGAATAACCAAAGCAGAGGCAATGAGAGCCATCGTCCAGAGCCTTCGTTCCAATACACAAAACGAATCATCAGGGAGTTTCGAGTCTGTCGATCCGTCTAAGAATATCCGCAAGCATTTGACCATGCTTTGCATCTTGAGTTTGAGAAAGTGTCTGAGCCTTGAGAAGATCGGAAGAGATGGACTTGAGGTCAGAGATTTCTTCGGCGGCATCTTTGAGCATTTCATCTCTAGATCCTATTGTGAAGAAGAGACCCCCCACTCCTAGTACAAGAACTAAGAGTTGAAGAACTCCGGTTACGGCTTGAATGTTACTGGCACGGCTAGTCGTCGTCATCATCTTCTATTTCTAATTCAATATCAGGAGGGGGATAAGGAGCCTCGTAATTCTCATAGGCGTAGTCAATGAGAGCATTACAAGTGTGAGCGTTCCCATAAGGAACAAGGTGGGTTTCTGTCTTACTTCTTTTTACTTTGCTGTATATGACTACGACTGCATCAGCACCGCAATCTTCGACGAATGCTCCAACAATATCTCTTGCTTTTTGCAAATCTGATTTAGACATTAAAGAGCCTCAAGATATGGGTGGCCGTCTATGACAACCCCACAAGAAAGAACTGGTTTGGTTGGGTGCTTCTCTGCGTATTCCATATAAGGATGAGAGACATCAACCCCACAACCAACTGCCATTCCAAAGTATTTGCCACCCGGACGGCAGTACCATTGTATGCCAGCAACCCCATGAATGTGTCCCATGACTGTGGACTTCATTGAGTTCATTGAAGCATTGAAATGTGGGAATTTGCCTGAGTACCCCTCCCCGTGGAAGTATCGGACTTTGTCGATCTCGACATCGTTCACCCACTCCCACGAGGGTGTACCCCAAGCGTCAGCATATGACTTCACCATGTTGTCAGGGATGCCCACTGTGCGGGCTTGCTTTACTGACCGAAGGTCGTGATTGCCAATGGTGACATGAGCGTCGGGAAAGTTCTTGTGCCACCACTCCACTCGCTTGAGTGTCTTCTTGTACTCAGTGGGGGGAGGATCCGATTCGTGATGTGGATCCCATCTACCCCATCTATGTGCATCTACAATGTCACCAATGAAGACAGTCTTCGTGGTCTTGTACTTATCACGGACACGTTGGCAGTGTTGTCGATACTTAGTAAGATCGGCAGGACAATGTAAGTCTCCAATGACAAGTACCTTTGCCATTAAGTGACCTCATCATCTGGATCTTCAATCCACTCATAAAAATTAATGTTGGCAAATCCACTACCCGTGCCAGTATTCACAATCTTGTAGTACGGCCATGCTTCGAGGTCTGTGAATCCATCCGCAGACATGATGACTGCACTACCTGCCCGGTTGGTAAGGGCTCCTCCGTAGTTGGTGCCATCAATTGAACCCCTGAATGTGACGGAGATGGTTCCGGTTTTATCCGAGAGCCTCGCCTTCACTCTGCTTGAAAGGCCCTCTAGTTTCCCTGTCATGGGGTCAGACCCACGATTAGTGGAAACGGTGGCCGTCTTGTACCAAGGCATCAGGACGGATCCTTGACACGTTCAGCAATGACAATTGCAGCATCTCCACTACCATCACTATCAAGCAGTAGGTAAGGATAGTTATCAATTGAGATAGGAGTATCTGCGGCAGTTCCCCCCATCAGGTCTGCTGTGCCGTTTGTCCCGTCAAGAGAACCCTTGACCGTTGTACCTGTATCGGCACATTGAATGAGCATTGTGCCATACTCTCCTGCTGTCGTATGCGTGGCAGTCGTGTCAGCCGCCATCACCACTGTCGTTACTTTCCATGCCATGAGTCAAGACTCCATTTATCAATAGACGAGCAACCCACTCACCCACGGACTTGCGGGCAGAAGCCGTTGCTGCTGGTAATAGGATAAGCGGAATCTCTTTTTTTAGCAAAAATCTTTGGAAAGAATCCATAGCCAAGCCGGGTTTTTCTACATACTTGGTGGCCCGAAGAAGGTCTAAAGGTGTGCCTTCAAGCAGGAGGTAGGGCAGGGCAGCCTCTTCTTTCAGACGGTCAACCTGCGAACCAAATCGTCGGCAACCATCCTTGGTAAGGCAATACCCTGCCACCTCCCGCAAAGATCCCTTTCGTTCCACGAGACCCACCGACTCGTGTCCAAGGAGGCAGTAATCCCCTGTCTTCAAGGGGAACTTCTCTACTCGGAGACGGACCCTGACAGTCCGTCGAAACCAAGGGGGCTTGGTCTCATCAAGCATCAGGATAGTCTCAGGGAAAAGAAGGGGCTTCTTCTCCCGAGTGTCCTGAAGGATGACGTACTCGCGTTTCAGTCCCAAACCTCCACATCATGCTTCAATGGGACGTTGTTCTTATAGGTGTGCTGAAGAAGGGACCAGTACCCTTCCTCTGCCACGAACTTAACGGCCTTGTCGATGCAGTCTCTTGCAGCATCCTCCATATCGGCAGGGCAGTCAAGGTAGATGGCGTCGTAAATCTGAAGAAACATCTTGATTTTTTCAGGCAGCAATCGCATTAGGCGGTGTTGGATGGCGAGAGTTACGTTACCTGCTGTGGTTTGTACGGGGAAGTTCACAATTTCTGAGCGTGACTTACCCAGATCTCCAAGGAAGGTGCGTGATTGTCCAGTCAGGGGAAGGATAAGTCTGTTGTCCTTCCTCACTTTTGTGAGCAACCCCCTCTGCCATTGGGTAAGTGAGGGTCGGATAAGGCTCCTGTCCTGTACAACATTCTGATAGAAGTCCAGAGGAATGTCGATGTCTCCCCCAGATTGTGCGTACACCTGCTGACGCATGGTGTTGGCACTGCTCAGGAATAGATCGGCGAAGTTCATCATCTTGCCTACCTGCCTACGTTGGTGTTGGGCGGTAGCGTCTTCGTCGTAGTCCCCCCACAATGTCCGGGCTCTTTCTGCATGTAGGTCGCGGCCTCTCTCGTAGGCATTGATCATGGTGAACTCTCCTGAAAGGAGGGCAGCCACCCGTAGTTCTGCTTGAGACAGGTCCATCGCCACGATCTTGCCGTTGGCGTAGCGGCTCTTGATGCAGGATTTGACGGCCTTGGGGAATGTCTGAGCCGAGGGTTGCTTGCATGTGATGCGACCTTGGATGGTGCCACCTGCACTGCCCGTGTCGTTCTTGATGTGGCTTGGCGTGACATACCATGTTGGGTAAGCAATAGCATCACCCATCTGTGGCATCTTTATGTCACTGAACCTACCCTGCATCAACCGGATCTTCTCTTTGCTCAGGTCTTTGGCCGCAGCATCTACCCTATCCGAAGGAGTTTTGTAGACAGGTACTTCCATGGTCAGGTGCGTACCCATCTTCATTCCGGGTGGAATAATAATGGAGGACATGTCGTCGGGCTTGTTGCGTCTGTGGTAGAGCAGAGGGTAGCAATACGACGACATCAACTTCATTGCTTTGCTGTGCTTGTTCGCGGCATCAAGGCACTCTCGATACATGTCAGCATCTATGCCCTCGGGCAGTGCTTCGTAGAGAGTGGTACGGTTCTTGTCGGAGAACGAGACCTTCTTGCTCTTGGGGGTTACGTCTAGGGCGTTCATGATGTCAGGATTGGACACGCTCTCGATCAAGAGAATGATCTCTCTAAGCAATGTGTCTTTACTTGTGGCAGAACCGGGGCCACGAAGGATCAACTCATAGGCTTTGGCATCTTCTTCTGCTGCTTCTATTTCTTGTTCGCACTTCCCCATGAGATTCTGAAGTGCCAGAGATGACATTGGAACTCCAGCCTCTGACATGGCAATGGTTGCCCAGATGCTGCTGCTATAGAACCCGAGGGAGTATTCTCCGTGAAGACCGTCGAAGTGATCATCGAACTTTTCTTCTCGGAGTCGCTTCGATAATTCGATGATGGCGAGCATCGTGTTGTGCGTATCTTGGGCATTGTATTGGAGGAGTTTCTGATCTGTAGGTCTCTTGTACCTGACAGTCTTCAGCGTTTCTGAGTAGGAGTATGCACCAAGGATGGGGCCTAGTGCTTTGAGGCTACGCTCTTCGCGTAGTTCGGAGTGGAGATAGTTGAGGACCGAGAGGTCCACCAATTTTGTCAAGTCAAAGAACTTGAACCCGTAGTACTTCAAGTATTGAATGTCGAATTGAAGGTTCATGCCGAGGATAACGTCGGCACTCCTGATCCATTGGGCAAGCATCTGCCTGTGAACAGGATCATGTAGTTGAAACACCATCGTCGAACCGGGCTCCAGCCCAGCAAGCAAGTCGAAGTTCAATGTCGTTGATGTGGGGGGATTCTTCGGAAGAGTTATAGCCGCCGTCAGAATCAAGTCTTCCTTGTTTACTTGGTCGATGTACTCGCTCTTGCGAGGATGGAAGACTGTTTGCTCTGGCAGAAGAAGTCCGATGTGGTTTGCCTTTGCTGCTCCGTACGTCTCGATGTCTAGTGAGATGATGTTCAATCATGAAGCCTTTCAATGTCACGGAGTTCTGCTTCTATGAGATTTGCATATTCTGGGTACACCTGCTTTATGATCTTGTAGTACTGCTCGGGGCGGAGTTTACTTATGCCCTTTCGTAGTGATGAGATCGTTGAACTCGACATACCTATTTCATATGAAAATTGCTTTGCAGAACCGGGAGTATGTTCCAATGCCCTTTGGATTATCTCGGAAGAACGTCGCTT